AGGCAGGGGCCGCCCCGTCGAGACCTATGCCGCTAAGGCTAGTTCCTCTTCAAAAATGAAACTTTCGTTTGCATTTATAATTTTGGCCGTTACCTCGTTCCAACTGGACAAACTCCATGTGCCTTTAAACCCTGGTCGATCCTATTTCGCCCCCGGAAGGGATTACATAAGCCACCTTGTTATTGGTGGAGGCGCCCGGTACTGCCCCGGGGTCCCTAGAGTGTATTACACACACTTCAACGTCTATGCTTGTATTTTATAGGTCTTTTCGTATTTTGTCTACTGGAACATCTATAAATGGTGTATGGGTACGATTCAACACCGGATCCAGTTGTTCCCATATTTCATAGTCTTGTTGCAAATAAGTTTCAACTATGTGTGCTTTGAATGGAATTAATGTATCTCTAATTTTTTTGATTATGGTTGGTGGAGATTGATTTATTGTCCTAGGTGCTTTAATTTTAAAGTGCGTTTTGGTTGCTGTTTTGACACTGCCGTATATTCTTACAGATCCATTAAAAAGTTTTAATCGATGACATTCTCTTTGCAAATCGTTCCATTGTGTTATCATGTGACCGGCATTGTAATACAAAGTCATTATTCCATCACCTTGCACTTGTTGTCTTAACCAACCCTTGTCCATTATTTTCGGTACAATCTCAGCCACTGAGTGATTGTCTGAGTTTGGTCTATCTAATTGTTGTTTCTCGACCACATCGGTCCATACTGCACTGACAAATCTGTTCCATGGTTCTCGCCATACACACCAGTTTATGTCTGGCTGTAAATCTGTGTGATTGTCTTCATACCATTCTAAAGTCGAATGAGCATTTTTTAATATCAACAATAACATACACTTAATTAAGTGATGATTTGACTCTTGGGCGGAACTTTAATTGATGATGTGCCTTGCACATAATTGTCCTGTGCACCTTGATTGGCTACCTGTGTTGTAATGATTGCTTTTTTATTAATTACAAACGGATTATCCATATTACCCATTATAACATATTGTTGTAAACCTAACCCATTCTGCATCATTGCAAGGGCAAGAGGTTTCCGTACAGTAATTGTGTCTTCAGTTTCTGAAACAAATTTTGCTATCACTTCATCACCGCCAATAATTCTTATAACAATGATATCGTTTTCTTTATGATTATTTTCTTTTAACATATTGACCCTTTTGTTTTAAACCTATTGTATAGCCTAAACCAAATGCGATCAAGAGAAAAGTTATGATAATGACAGAATGCCAAATGTAGAACATCATAGTTTGAAGCCTTTCATAGTGTCTTTGTCTACATCTTGTTTGACTCCACCAATGATGTAAGACTCAACTTCGGTTTCTTGTGGTGCTACTTGTAACCCCGATGAAGATAACCAATGCTGTGTCCATGGTAAAGGATTAGTGCCAGCTGGTCTGTCATACACAGGATCAAAGCCTATTGCTTTTAATCGTTTGTTAGCAATCCATTCAACATATTGACCCAACAAGTTTTCGTTCAATCCGATAATTGAGCCATCCTTCATCAAATGTCTTGCCCATGCTTTTTCTTCTTCAACGCACAGTTTGTACATTCGAACCACATCTGGCTGACATTCTTTTGCTATCTTCTGCATTTCTTTGTCATCTCCATTGTGCCAATTTTTGATTATCTGAGTGCTTAGGTTCAAGTGTGTTGCTTCATCTCTTGCAATAAATGATATAATTTTTGCTGAACCTTCCATTAATTTTAATTCGCCGAATGCAAAGGTACAGGCAAAACTTACATAGAATCTAAGTCCTTCAAGTATGTTTACATTTACCATAGCAAGATACAATGCTTTCTTAACTTCCTTGATATCGCCTTTGCCTTTTACAAAGTAGTCTTGTGCAATTTTGTAAAATTGATCATAGTTTTCTGTAACAGAAATTGCACGTTTCACAATTTCCTGATCATGCAATATTGTGTCAAAAACTTCTGATGGATCAGCATATATGTTTTTCATTATGTATGTGTATGAACGTGAATGAATAGTTTCAAAGAAGTCCCAAGTGATAATACACCCTTCTAGTTCTGGTATTGAAACATATGGTAGAAATGCCAATGATGGACCTCTGCCCTGCACACTGTCAAGCAGTGTTTGATATTTCAAGTTTGATGTGAATATGTGTTTCTGCTCTGGTCTAAAGTTCTGAAAGTCTGCTCTGTCTTTCTGCAAACTGACTTCCTCTGGACGCCAAAAATAACCAAGCATGGTTTGATTTAATTTATCTAGTGCTGGATACTTGAATGTATCGTATCGTTGGGTGTTTTGATCTTCACCAAAGAACATAGGTTGTTTAGTGAAATCAATGTTTGCTTTTCTGTTGAATACTGTTTTTTGTGTCATAATGTAATGTTAGTTTATAATGTACTATTTAATGTGTCAATCAAATCTATAACTCTTCAGTTTATTATTAATTTGTTTTTGCCAATATGCTCTATCAGTCATGTGTGAACGATTAAACTTGTGTCTGTTTGGCTCTATGTTAGGATGTATCTCTTTTAGTCTCTTTACTTCGTCTATGATCATGCCAAATCTCTTCTTGTGATCAGTTTCGTTATCGTACGCATGATCAACAACATCGTCGAATACATCAAATCCTTGTGACTTCAGCATCTCTATAGTTCCTGGCACGGACACAACAATAGGCAAGTTTTCATGATATAATGCAAGATAACTTTTTTCTGTGCAACTAGTCAAGTATGGTTCATCAAAGTCTGTTTCAGTTACAATAGTATACTCTGTTCTGCTGTAGATATCAGATAAATTTGAATTCTGATCAAATGTCATGCCTTCTGCTGTATTTGCTCCTGTACCTGGTTGGTCAATATATTTGGGCAGTTCAAATTCACCTTTTGAATACCAATTATCTGCAAAGTTTTTTCTATCATCGCGATAGGACCAAAGCGTATCCGCAATTAATTTTTGTTTATGTAACTCGGATATAGTGGCCCACCTGTGTACTTTTGAAAAACTATTCATACAAAGAAATTTGTGTGTCAATGCTTTGTTTTTAGGTTTAGGTCTATCACTTTGTACTAGATAAAACCAAATATATCCTTCTATGTATTGATGTCTAACACCGTGTCGATCAAAATAAGTTTCGTCTTGGGTATTGTCTAATACAACGGCCCTATCAAGCAAACCATGTTCATTCAGTTTGTTTTTTAGATCTATTGCTTGTTGTTCGTTGTGTAAATGTTCAGCAGTTTTGTCTATCACAACAGTCTTGCCACGTCTGGCATGCATTGATAATAGTTGATCTAGTTGTTTAGGATTGTGATACAAGAAGTCGTCATAAGGTACGACCATTTTTGCTTTGAATTGTGTGTCGTCAAAAAGTTTGTATAGATAGTTTGCTTCAGGAGTGGCAGCCATTATATCGCACAGGCATCACAATCTGCTTCTTCCTCAGGAGTCATTGATACCACTGTGTCATCTTGTACAGTGTCTTCAATGCCTTGCGGTTGTACAGGTTCTTCTTCACCCTTGAAGTCGTAAGTGTTTTGATAGTATGAGGTCTTCCAGCCTAGTTTATATGTTGTAAGCAGATCTTTCAACATCACACTCATCGGTACTTCATTGTTTTCAAAGTGTGTAGGGTTGTATGACCAGTTACCAGATATGGCTTGATCGAAGAACTTTTGCATCATTGAAACTATATTAATATACCCTTCGTTGCTAGGCATATCCCATAGCAAAGTGTAGTGATTCTTCAGTTGTTGGTACTGTGGTACCACTTGTTTTAGTGGGCCTTTTTTAGACTTCTTAATGCTGAGTAAAGCACGTGGTGGTTCAATTCCATTTGTTGCATTGCTCACAACAGAACTTGATTCACTTGGCATCTGTGCTGATAGAGTTGAGTGTCTTATACCGTGTTTCTTGATCTCACTACGCAACCATTCCCAGTCATATTGATAATCTGGATTTGCTATCTCGTCGATGTCTCGTTTGTATGTGTCTATAGGTAGAATACCATCAGCATATTTGGTTCTTTCGAAGCCGTCACACTTGCCTACTTCTTTTGCTACATTCATCGATGCTTTTAAAAGATAAAACTGAAATGCTTCTGACAGTTGGTGTGCTAGTGTCCAGGCTTTAGGATCTGAATATTTAACTTTGTGTTTGGCAAAGAAGTGTGCTAGGCCAATGTATCCTATGCCTAATGAACGTCTAGATTTTGTTGACAGTTCAGCGGCCTTAACAGGATAATCTTGATAATCAATAATTTGTTCTAACGATCTTACTGCTAGATCACATAAGTTTTCTAAGTCGTCGATGGCCTTGAGCGTTCCTACATTAATAGCACTCAATATACACAATGCTATTTCACCTTCATTGTCATGTATGTCTTGTATAGGCTTTGTAGGTAGTGTAATTTCTTGACACAGATTACTCATACGCACTGGATCTTTAAACGATGAGTGTGAGTTTGCATGATCAATGTTCATCACATATATTCTACCTGTTTCAGCACGTTCTTTTAATA